GTAGTTTTGTTGTGTTTCGGAGCATATAAATTGCATAAGAAACTCCACGAAAAACCGAAAGTAATAATGGTTGGTGAAGTACCTAATATGTATCCGGTGCTCGCAAGTAGATATAAAGAGCTCGAAGGTGAGGAACAGATAGCATATTGTGTGGAAAGGAAAACTGAATGGGAACAAGCTTTACGAGATGGTAAAACTCAGGAAGTTTTAGATAACCTATTGAATACTCCAGAAATGGGTCCTTCAGGTGATCAGAAGACTTCCCGAGCGAAAGCGAAAGTTGTTGTTAGAAACAAAAGTGAAATGGCTGATGGCGTGTTAAAGAAGAAAGTTGATGTGCCTAGAGATGGATCTGTAATTAATGAGACACAATCATGTCCTGATCAGAATGCAATTGAACTGAGAGATCATAAGATAATTCCGCATATGTGGACTTTGATTGCATTTCAAGAAGGATGTGAAAAACCCCGAACTATAGTAGCTTTGGCTGTTGATGGACAGAATTTGCTCTTGCCATATCATTTTGTTGAAGGATTAGATCAAGGAACTCGGATTACCGCTAGTGGTGCTTCTGGAATTGCTGTGGTCTTTGCATTAGATTGGTGGAAAACAAAGCGTTTTGGAAAAGCAGATGTTTGTATAATTCGAGATGTTGCTAGGTTGCCTCCAGCTCCAATATTGTCGAAATACTTTATTAGAGACGAGGATTTACCTTGGTATAGATCTATGAATGGTGAGCTTATAATGAGAAATTATGATGCCAAACGTGGAGATAGCTTTGTTATTTATCCTAATCTGGACATAAGAGCTCTGGATTTGGTAGATAAACCAACTGAACATTTAGTTGGTAATGAAATTGTTAATGTTAGACAGGGCTGGTCACACGATGCTCCTACGAAGAAAGGAAATTGTGGCTCGTTATTGATGGTATATGGAGGAAAGTATTTGCGTAAGATGCTAGGGATTCATGTGTCAGGATATGCTGGTAACACTGGTGGTATTTGTACACTCGTTACTGAGGAGATGATACTTGAGAATTTGTCTGAAAATGCTTTTGATTTGAATGAAGAACAAAGGGGGACACTCCTTGTTGATGATCTGGATTCAAGCTTTATTCCCGCAGGATATAAAGTTTATGGCCATGTTCATCCAACAAATGCAGTGTTTTCTCCGGCAAAGACAGATATAAAACCAAGTGTCCTCCATGATTTAGTGCGAGAACATGTAACGGAACCATCGGTGTTATCATCGAGAGATTCACGAGTGGATAGTAAGTTTTTAGGTAAAAGTCCATTTTCTAATGCTCTGGGTAAGTATTGTGTTCGAACATTGCCGTTTTCTCCCAATTTAATTTGGTCAGTTGAAACTCATTTAGAGATGCTTCATGAGAAATTTGTGAAACCACTTCGAGAGGATATTGAGCACGTTAGTTTGGACATGGCAATCAATGGATTGGATATAGACCATTATGAGTGTCTTAACATGGAATCCTCCCCAGGATTTCCTTATGTTAAGGACAGGCGAAGTGGAGATAAAGGAAAGAAATTCCTATTTACTCAACTTCATAATGATGGCGAACGAACTAATT